TGGAGTAGGTGACAGGACTCGAACCTGCATAAAACGGATTTGCAATCCGCGGCCTGACCATTCAGCTACACACCTACATATTTTTCTTTCGCCAACTTTTATGATTCTCGTCCCGGCGCATTGTCCATTCATAAGAATCACCACTTGGCAAAATTTTGTTTTCTACTGTATCCACACCAAACTTGCCCACAATTTCTGTAGTACCGTCAGTGATTGTTAAAAACAGATCATAGTATTTTGCAACAACAAGTGCATCATTCAATGACTGAAATTTTCCTAATATCACACCCATATCATTATCATATATTGACCACATAATATTTCTTTCATAATTTGGTACCAGCGGTGAGAATCGAACTCACTCAAGAACGCTAATCTGGCGCTAAAAGGTTTATAAGGCCTCTCTGACTACCAAGTCTCGCTGGTATGGCCCGTTTTTTTGTCATTCTTTTTGAGGTGTACGGGAGTTCCTCAAATCAGTTGCAACACAACTTGGTGGAGAGTCAGGGAGTCGAACCCTGTGGCCGTATTTCTACAACCTGCGGTTTAGCAAACCGGTGCATTACCGTCCTGCCCACTCTCCAATTACATTGTCGGACCGTTTCCGTTCTTAAATCCTACTTCACCACCTTCTTCTTTGATTCGTTTAATAACATCTTCAAATGAGATAGGTCTAAAATCAGTTTGTTCTACACATACACAATGGTATCTTGTATCAATCACATGCTCACCTCGAACCTCAGTCATAACACGATTGGCATGCAAATGCCCGTGTATGTTTACGCCAAAACGACCCAAACTTTCAGGATGGAGCGGTATGTGACTAAGGATCATGCCGTTCATAACGTGATAGGCTCTAAGTTCTCTAAAGTGTTCACGGTATTCGTTGTCTCTAAAGATATCGTGATTACCACGAATCAAAACCTTGTCACCGTTAAGTCTATGCATAATTGAAAGTGCTTTACGTTTAATCACAACATCACCGAGATGATAAACTTTGTCGTTAGGTCTTACTGTTTTGTTCCATGCTTCTACCATGTATTCATCCATTTCATCTGGATTGTCCCATGGTCTAAGTTTTGTAACACCATCATTACGCATAAATCGACATACACCAGTATGCCCAAAGTGCGTATCACTTACAAGAAATACACTTGGCATATAGCCTCCTTTAATTGGCGGAAGTGGACGGATTCGAACCCTCTAACCCATTTCTGAATCAAACAGTTTTCAAGACTGTGCCGCTCTCCCAGACGGTAGCACTTCCATTAAATCATATAGGAACACACTGGGCCAGTGTGTTCTTATATGGCACCCCCTGTTGGATTCGAACCAACGATACTGATTTCAAAGACCAGTGCCTTAGGCCAGACTAGGCGAAGGGGGATCAAAACTACTACAAGTTGTTAAAGAACATTTGATTGATTTCTCAATCGATAGGTCGTATTATACACGATGGTATATTTTTGTCAACCTCTTATGTTGTTTTTTTACGACACCATAAGAAAAAACCCCAGAGAACTTTCGTTTTCTGGGGTTGTGGATTTAGCTACTTCTTTGCTTTACTTTACTCCACAACCCCCAGGCGCCCATGGTTGATTATCGCTTCCAATAAATGATGTGCGATACTCAACAATTGACAATAGGTGTTTGGATATATGTAACAAAAAAATTCTCCGTGTTATTTCTATTATATAGCCTACTTTTTTTTAAAGTATTTGTTTTTTCCAATTTATTTTGGATTTTTTTATGGTTCCTGGTTCCCTGAAGTCTTTGAATATCATCCAAAGTTGTTCTTCAATTGCAAATAAAGTCAAAAGACCAGTTTCTAAACCATGTGCTTCAATTTCCCAAGGTTGAAACCAATAATCAACCTTTTCTGTATCTATATGTGTGTCTAACCATTTGGACAATGTTTCATTTGTGTGTCCGTAGGCGAACTGTTTCACATGAACCATTTCGTGTGCTAGTGTTTCCAATATACCCCTAGCACCAAGATAAGGATTAATTTCAATCAAAAAATCTCTTGGTTGATTTCTCGCATTGTAACCTTCTACTCCTGCACTACCACATTCAGTCATTTTCTTGTTGAATTTGACAATAATGTTGGTATTATCCTGCATTTGCTTTGTTAGCAATTTGTCCGCAAAGAATTTTGCGGCTCGATGGACATATGGAGTGAAGTCTTTATCCGGACTTCCAACAATCTTAATAGACATAGATGCTCCTCCAAAAGAAGCCATCCTACACCTATTTAGAGTATTTTTCAACCGAAACACCACACTGTTGTAAAAATACAACACCATTGTCATTTCGGTAAGAATCCCTGTAATAAACCTTAGAGATTCCAGCAGTAAATATCTGCTTGGCGCAGTCTAGACATGGTGCATGTGTCAAAAACATCGTGGAATTGTTTCCAGACTCACTTCCTTTGGCCAATTTAGCGATTGCGTTAGCTTCCGCATGAATGACTTCTGGTTTGGTTTTTAAATTGTAACTCATCCATTGATTTTTCAGTGCATCTTTAGGAAGAAGTTGTTCTTTATAGGGGAATGCCGAATCAAACTCATCATAATGTAAATCATAATCTCCCATGAGTTTGTCAGGATAAATTTTATCCTCACAGTCGTTATCCCAACCAGGTGGCATTCCGTTATAACCAATAGAAATGATGCGATCATCTTTTACAATAATCGCACCAACTTTCAAACGTCTTGCGGATGACAAAGCGGCGAACCGGCTTGCTACATCCATAAACGCATCAATGAATTTCTGTTTCAATGAACTTCTCCTTAATAAAATTGGTGCGACCGGTAGGATTCGAACCTACAATCAACAAATTATGAGTTTGCTGCCTTAACCGTTTGGCCACGGTCGCACATAATTAATTTACATTCTCCAAAGAATTATCAAATACAAAACTTTTTATCTTGTACCTTCAGCAATATTTTTATAACCTCGACTGGTTGGGTGAACACCATCTCCACTCAATGAAGTGATCGGTAGAACAACATCACCGTTCTTGGCCGCAATGTCTTTAACAATTGCTTGAATGTCTTCGATTGGAACACCACTTGCTTTCGAATTACCAGCAGGCAGAATCCAAAACACTCTATTGCCCTTGACCTTGGCTCGCATGGTTTCCAACTCGTGTCGAGTCTTAACACCTTTGTGATCGTTACTACCTAAACTGATAATAACTGTACTAGCTGTTAGATCGTTATTAAGATAATCTCGATTCCATTGCCAGGTGTTCCAACCACTTTTTGCATAGGACACACATTCAGGTCTCTGCATATGTGTACCTACTGCAATGCTATCACCAATAATCATACAATCAATCATTTGGTTTCCTTTTCCAAGGAGTCTTTTTTAACAAAATGTAATTGATAATTCTGATTAACCGATGGGTCAAACTTTGTAACAGGCACAAATTCTACACCTTCTACATTTTTTGTTCCCCAGGCCGAATAACTCCAATAGAACTCCGAAGGGTTCAATTTGCTTCTATATTTGATTGGTTTTTGAATCATTTTGCTCATGATAAACTCATCATAACATGAAAAAAGGGGCTTGTCAAGCCCCTGGTGTTTACTTTTTGTCTTGGAACTTTTCTGGATAATTTAGGCGTTCCCATTCCTCATCGGATACAGGCCACCAATTCATCATTCACCACCTTTGATACCAATTTTCTTAATTGCATCTTGAGTCTTGATGATGTTTTCCAACCAAATTTTTAACATACCATTGACCATTTCCGCATCTTTAATTTCGACCTTATCGTTCAAGGTGAAAGTACGCTCAAAAGCACGGTTTGCAATACCTTGGAACAAGAAGGTTTCTTCTTCATTGTCTTTAGTTGCACCTTTGATGGTTAGTTTGTTGCCGTCCATTGTAATTTCAATATCAGACTTTGCAAAACCTGCAATAGCCATTTCAATAACATATTTGTTATCTTTGACTTGTTTGATATTGTATGGAGGATAGTTTACTGCTTTGGTTGCAGTCTCTGCGGCTTTGCGTAGAGTGTTGAATGTGTCCTCAAAGCCAATAAATTGACTGTAAAGATCACGGCCAAATACATCTTTCATGTATGTCATAGTTTGCTCCTTAAGTAAGCGAGTTGATTAAAATTGCCGCCCAAAATGGCACGGCACCATAATTATATTAGTATTTATACTGAATGTCAACTATTTTGTGGTTTTTTACCAATATTGTACTTGGGAACCAATTGCCATTCATTTTTCTCTTTGTGTGATATTATCTTGATCTGTGAAATGAAAATAGGCTCAGGTGTTTCTATCTGAGTAGGATTTAGAACTTTAACTAAACCCCAATCTTGTAGCAGTTTAGCTATAGCATTTCTACGAGACAAATCGTTGTCTGTTAAGTCGGTTGGTTTACCATCTAAAGCGAACAATTCTTTAAAATGTACAATGTAGTATTTGCCTTGTTTATGCAAAATATGACAAGATTGGTATAATATCTTGTCTTTTTTAGATTGAATTCCTATTCTCGTCAATGTCTCACGAACTTTTAGAAAATCATCTGATTGTATCAATGTTACTTCAACTAAGTCCTGTATTCCTATCATTATTACTCACTCCGCCTATATTTGTTTTTGCTTTTATTTCAGCGATTTGTTCATCAGTAAGAATACGCAATGCATCTTTTGCTTTCTCGTCGGAGTAACCAAAGTACTGCTTCACACATTCCAAATCCTTTAAGACCTCTTGTTTTTGCCAAGGCTGAAACTTACGTTTCATTGATCTTATTGTATTTAGAAGATACTGGTATTGCATATCCTTATCTGTTCCCGGATACAAATTAATCTCGTTCACATATAAAACACAGTCGTTGTGGAAAGACAATGAACGATTAACAATAAAGGCGTTATAATCTTTATAGTCAGATTCTCCTTCAAAAACATTTATCTTGGTTTGAAGAATTGAAGGTATGACTGCTTTAAATAAATCTGGCATTATTTAAACTCACAATCAACCATGATTTCTGTTAAACATGCAATCATATTGATTTCATGGTCAGCAACAAATGCGGCTTGATATTGGTATTTTGATAGGTGCAGTACCAATTGTGGGACAGAATTGGGTATCAATACCTCATACAAAGAATCGTATATCCTACGATATAAACGTGTTGGATCATTGTCGATATTAGCAGTCACCCATTTACGAGCACCAGAAAAGTCTTTAGATTTCAAAGCGGCAATCAAATCCGACATTTGAACATCAACAACTTTCGAAAGTATGCCTTTGTCAATAACTTTATCACTGTTGGATGAATAGTGTTGCAATTCATTGAGAATCCGGCGATTGTCAGGGAAATGCTTAGTTATAATGGCCGCAACCACTTCTTTGTCGTATTTCACACCTTCTGTTTGAAGTATGGTTTCAACACGTTTGAAGAACTGAGATGCCATTTTAGCTTTAGAACCATTCATCTTGAAGTCGATGTTGGCGCAACGTGACTGGATTGCATCTAGGATCTTCGCCTTGAAGTTACAGGTAAAGATGAATGTGCAATTACGTGAAACTTCTTCCATCATTCCACGAAGTGCTTTTTGTGCGTCTGTGGTTAAGTTATCAGCTTCATCGATAATAACTACCTTTCTGCCGCCAGAAAAAGACATCGTTGTGGCATAATTTTTAACTTGAGACTGCATTACTCCAATGCCACGGTCGTCTGAACCATTAATCATTAAATAGTCGCAACCAACATATTCACACAATGCTTTCGCCACTGTAGTTTTACCGATGCCCGCAGTTCCAGACAAAAGCATGTTTGGAATCTCTTTGCGATTAGCATATTCTTGGAATGCATTTTTTAATGCGTCAGGTAAAATACATTCTTGAATAGTTTTTGGGCGATACTTCTCAACCCACAACATGTGGTCTCTCATTCAAAACTCCATAATATAAAAATTTAGTATAACACAAGCCAAAACTTGTGTCAACTTATTCATCTATCCATTTAAAACCAAAAAAAACTTGCATCATCTTTCGATGGAGCCACAACGGTTTTTTAGTGAATTTGATAATCAAATCTTGACATTTATAACCACCAACATATTTTGGTGTATTAACAAGTACATAATCTGGTCCGGTATTGTAATCATTCAAATTACTCATTTGACATCCATAATACTCTCAAACAAGGCTTCAAATTCTTTAAATTCTGCAACCTCTTCCTGCAAGGATTGATTGTATTGTACTTTGGCAATCCGACGGATAATCTTTTTTGGAAGTTTCAATTCGTCATAGGCCAAGTTTAAAATGTCCGTTATGGATTGTGTGTTTGTTTTAATCTTGGTCATCAGAATAACCATTTCCTCGATATAACCTCTCAGAGCTTTGAGTTGTTTTTCGTCCAATGAACCATAAATTGTCTGTATTTTATTAGTCATTTTAAATCTCAGATTGAAGTTTGCCTACAACATTAGTAATATCTTCTAATGTTGCAAGATTTCCGTTCAACAAATTAATCATAGTCAAAGTAATACCTTGTGGATTCTTACCTTCGAATACAACGGCCACTTGTTTAGGATTAACGAACATGGTATTGCCGGTTTCGGCATCAACAAATGGAATTAACATGATTAGAATGTACTTTCTGTTCCTTCAAAGGCAACCCAATATTGGATTTCTTCTTTTGTG